ATGGTTTTCAACGTAAACCCCACGAACAGGAAAACCGACACCCCCGTATGGGTCGATAATAAAAGAACCACACTCAAAATAAATAAATTTTCAACGTTTTTTATTACTTCCCTTTCCATTTACGTGAATTGATTAAAAACCTGTTTCCTAATTTTTTTTTATAAAAATTTTATACTGATGCCTAGGCCTAGGCTTTAATAGCTTTAGTAGTAATAGCTTAATTTATATATATTATATATTTAGCTTATAATTTATATATACTATATATACTATATATAGGTGACAAAATTAGAAACTTATTGTAAGTTTTTGTGTCTAATCGTATATTATGTCTGAAATGAACAGTCAAATACAAGTAGCACGTAAAAATTGTGCAAATTTCAACAATGGTGATTGTCTAGGTTGTATGTTCAAACGGGAAGAAGATGGGTTGTTAATGAGGATTGATAGTAAGTTTGCTGCAAGACCTTGTTCTGTAGATAAAGGCTGTACTTATTTTGATAAAATTGTCATGAAAGGCGTAATATGCACTTAACAACATTTGATGATGAAGCAATGATGGTGGATGCGGAGTCCTATTTTTACTTATGGTGCTGTGACTGTAGCTTAAGACACTTAGTTTGTATCGAAGCAGTTGGTCAAGGAGCAGATAAGTTTAAAACAGAGGGCGGTAGAATTGCAATTGCTATGTCAAGAGACCAAAAGGCTACGGAAATAGCTCGTAAAAAGGATAAGCTCGTAATGTATCATAGGAAAGATGATAAAAAAGATGCCAAAACGAAAGAATCATAGACGAGCGATTGTAATACCTGACCAACACTTTCCAATTCATGACCAAGCGGCTGTGAATGTTGTTCTAAAGGCGATTGAACTTGTAAAACCCAATATTTTCGTAAATCTCGGAGATTGCGGAGAGTGGGAAAGCGTGTCAGCCTGGAAATACAAGGGTAAAAAATTGCCAGAGCTCGAATATCAGTTACCATATATTGATAAGGAGATTGAAGAAGTTAATAAAGGTATTGATATGTTCGATAAGGTCTTAGATAAGATAGATTGTAACGAAAGGTACATTTGTGCTGGTAATCATGATGAATGGTTGGATGCCTTTGTAGATAGATATCCGTATATGAAAGATTATACCTTTAGAAAAGCGTGTAGGTGGGATGAAAGAGGATATAAGTACTTAGGATATAATCATCCACTTAGAATTGGTAAACTAACCTTTATTCATGGTGCATTTGCTACTGTCAATCATGCAAAGAAACATTTAGATACCTATGGAGCTAATATTGTTTATGGACATACTCACGATATACAACGAATGACTGGAACAAAGTTGAATGGTACGATTGGTTCTTGGTCTTTGGGTTGTTTAAAAGATATGTCTAGGGAACAAAACAAGTGGTTAAGAGGTAGATTACATAACTGGGCTCATTGTTTTGGTATTATTGATTGGTTTGAGTCAGGAGATTTTAGACTGGATGTTGTCGACATTCATAAAGGAAAGACTTTCGTCTGGGGGCAGACGATAGATGGAAACGAGTAGGAGTAAATATGATTACTGTTTCCTTTAACATCTATACTCGGAGGGGCGGCCTTGGGCGCCTAATCGACAGGTTGGGAGCAGTATAGATGCAATCAAAGACAATTTCTCGTAAAACAGAGTATGTTTACGAAAACATTGATGAGTTTCGTACTGTATACCCTAATGAGAAGTTGGTGTCCGATTGGCGGAAAGCTAATGAAGGACAATGGGTTCTTACGGATGATTTACAAGTTTGTAGGATTTTGAAACGTAGTAACATGAAAACAGGGGCAGGAAAGAATATGCCTTACGTCAGAACCATTTTAGGTACATATACTACTAATCCAAATGTTGACATGGGTGGTAATCCACCTAAGAATGTCTATTCGTTCTCGAATAACAAGTTTTGTAAGAAATTAAGGTCAGAACGTAAGAAACCTACTAATAATGAATTTCTATTTGCAAAGTATGTTGCAAAGGGAATGAATCCAACTGAGGCTTATATGCGTGTATTTCCTACTAAAAAGGAATTATATGCAAAGGAATCATCCAGAGGTCTCTTGAAAACTAAAAGGGTGCAAAAATTGGTTACAGATGAAATAGAAGCTATATTAAGTGATATTGGTGCGTCAAAAAGTTATTTACTTGAACAAACTAAAAATGTTATTGATAACATAGATGGTAAGGATGGAGACAAGTTAAGAGCGATTGAATTACTAATGAAGATTGCAAATATGTTTCCAAATGAAAAGAAGACTGAATCATTAACAGTTTTTCAGGGATTTAGTGAAGAACAGTTAAAACGTATCAATTCAAGCGATACAAAGGTATTGGCTCATGCTGAAAAAAGAATCGACAACTCGACTCACTCTACATGATATAGGCGTTTGTAGTTCATTAGAAATTTGTAAAGTGTGTGATAAACCATTACTCGATACACAAAAGGTTGTCTTAATGGATGTTTTTAATGTAGTTGCGGGATGGCTATGTCCAGAATGTACATCATTATACGATTATGATGACAATTTACTTGATATAGGAGAATTAGATATTTATTCCAATATTAGAGGTTTTGCTTAGGTGGAAGATAAAAATATAAATATCTTATCCAACATGGAGGAGAAAGATGATGTTATTGCGCGTTCTTATAACGACCTATTATATTTTGGCCGTGCTTTTTTACCTGCTGATTTCCTTAATAAAAGTAGTTCTCCCATCTTTCATGAAGAAGTTGGTAAAAAACTTATTGATACTAGTCCTGGCGCCCGTATTTGCAACATTCTCCCAAGAGGATTTGGAAAGTCCATTCTTTCGAAGGCTGCGATACTTCATAAGATATGTTTTGCGCCAAAGGGACACCGACAGTTTATAGCTTGGGTTGCAGAAGAACAAGGTCAAGCCATTGACCATTTAAAGTATGTCAAGAGTCATCTTGAGTATAATGAATCAATTCGATACTACTTTGGTAATCTTGCAGGGGATGCAGTTGGTAATAGATGGACTGAGAAAGATATTGTAACTGCAAAAGGAGATAGATTGATTGCCAAGGGTACTTCTCAGAGATTGAGGGGTCGTACTGAAATAGATGTACGATATACAGGAATTATCCTTGATGACTTTGAATCAGAATTAAATACAAAAACACCTGAAAGACGTGATGAGATTAAAAAGTGGATTGTGTCTACTGTTTTTCCTGCTTTAGAAGAATCACCGGGTAATGAAGGATGGATATGGTTATGTGGTACGATTGTTCACTATGATAGTTTTTTACAGATGGTGGTTGATGGTAGTGCGTTAGCAAAACGAGAAGAAAGAACATATCCGTGGGATGTTACATTTTATAGAGCACTACAAGAGGGAAAGTCCATTTGGCCCGAACAATTCCCAATATCTAAGTTAGAATCAAAAAAGAGAGAATTTATTGAAGCGGGATTAGTTAATAAGTTTGCTCAAGAGTATATGAATGATGCTCGTGACTTATCAGCCGCTTCATTTAAAACAGATAGGATTCAATATCATGACGGAGCATTCAAGTCAGTAGATAATTATTGTTATTTAGTGATACGAAACGAAGCTATTCCTATTAATGTTTATATTGGTGTTGATATTGCTGCGACCGCAACTAAAACATCAGACTTCCAAGTTATTATGGTAATAGGAGTCGATTCAAATAAAAATAGGTATGTATTAGAATATTATAGAGAACGTATACCTACATTTGATTTACCACAAGAAATTATTAAGATGGCCCGGAAATATAGTCCTGTTAGGAGAGTTACGATTGAAACAGTAGCAGCTCAAGAAATGGTTCGTGATATGGTGACTCGGATGGCAACAGATGATAGAAGACTAATACCAGGAATATTTAAGGGAGTTAAACCACCTCCGGGTATTAAAAAGGCTGATAGGTTGGAAACTTCATTAGGGCCGATTGTGAATAGTAAGAAATTATATATTCGTAGAGAAATGACAGAGTTAGTAGATGAGATGTTTGAGCACCCAGTCCCAAAGAACGATGACCTAATGGATGGACTTTATTACGCTGATTACTATGCAAAACCCCCATTAAGCTCTTCTGTTTCAGTAAAAGACATGAAATCTGGTAAAAAAGGTAGCAAAATAAAAGGTTATTACAACTGGATGACGGGTGCTAGACGATAATTGGAACTTTTTAGTTGATTTTAGCGTTATTTTATTTAATTTTATGCTATTTTTATTTAATTTTATTATAAATCGAGAGTCTGAGTATATATGGCATTAGAACAACACCCTTCAGCAAAAGAAAATCAAGAACTGCATAGACGGTATAAAGATGCTCGTTCTGACTGGGAAATAGAGGCACGGAACGATATTGACTTCTATCATGGTAATCACTTTACTACTGAGGAGTCTAATGAGTTACAATCTCGCAATCAAGCAGATGTCGCTATGGACAGGATTTCTCCTGCTATTGAAAAACTTAAAAGTGTTATAACATCTAAACCACCTGTCTTTACAGCAATTCCAAGAGAAGATTCAGATGCTCATATAGCATCAGCTTGGCGTACAATCTTAGGATATGTATGGGAGATTTCAAATGGCGATGTTCATATGAAAAATGCTATTCATGATTATGCTGTGACAGGATTGGGATATTTATATGTTTATATCGATAATGAGTCTGATTTTGGAAAGGGTGAAGTTAAGTTTACCTCAGTTAATCCATTTAGAGTCTATGTACCACCCTCATCTCGTGATAGGTTCTTTCAGGATGCTGACTCAATTATTCTCTCTACTATCCTAACAGGAGCTCAAATAATTAATCTGTACCCATCACTAGGGCCTCAGGTTGATGAGGAAACAGGAGAAGTAATTCCAGGAATTGTAGAAGAACTATCTACATACCGAGAAGAAGATTATCCTTATGCACAAAATAAAAACAGTATGCAGGTCTTTACACCTGATGTAACAAAAGATTTAGATTTTTATCAAAATGAACGTTATCAAATCTTAGAAAGATTTTTTAAGACTAAAGTACCATTTTATCGTGTTGTCGATTCTCGTAGTGGAGAAGAAATGGTTCTTAACGAACAAGAATTCTCAGCGTTTTTAGAAGAAAATCCAGGAGTCTTTGAGCGTGGATTGATGAGTTTTGAGGAAGTATTACAAACCCGTGTTGGTGTAGTTGCGACAGTTGGAGAGGTTGTTTTATACGAATCTGTTCTCAATACTGATGTATACCCTATTGTTCCTCTACCAAACCTATGGTCAGGTACACCATATCCAAAATCGGATGTATCTAGGACTCGACCAATGCAACGATTACTCAACAAATTGTGGTCACTCGCTTTATCACACGCTCAAGCTTCTGCTGGATTAAAATTATTAGTTCCATTAGGAAGTGCGGTAAATGGATTAGACCAATTAGAAAAAGATTGGGCAAATCCAAATGCTGTGATAGAAATTGATACTTCTCAAGGAGAACCTCATTATCCAGCTCCAACACCATTAGCATCTGAATTTTATCGTTTAATTGAACAAGCTGAGTTTTATATAGATTTTATTTTTGGTTTACCTGAGATGATGCATGGTTTTTCAGAAAAAGCACCTCAAACAGTTAGAGGGACTGAAAGAATGATGATGTTAGGTTCAGAAAGACCAAAATCTAAATTAAGAGATATTGAGTTTAGTATAAATATTATAGGTAGATTACTATATTCATTCTCAAAAGGTCATTATACGTTCCAAAAAATCTTTAGGTTAATTCAACCTAATAATAATATTAATGAAGTAACCGCTAATCTATATACCAATATGGAAGAAACGGTTATTGACATTTCAAAAGATAGAAATAATATTGGTCAACATGACATAAGAATTGAACCCGGTTCTACATTACCAACAAGTAAGTGGGCAGAGTATGGTGTATACTTTGAAGCCTATCAAGCTGGTTTAATTGATAGAACTGAAGTCTTGAAGAAGAATCCTGAGATATTTGATAAGGAAAGTATTCTATCAAGAATGAGTGAGATTGCTCAATTACAACAAGCAAATGCTTCGTTGGAAGAACAAGTCAAAGCATTGCAAGGAGACTTGCAGACGGCACAAAGGGAGTCTGTCCAAGACAAAAAGAGAGTTGCGGTTGAAAAGTTCAAACGTGACTTATCTGAAGTACGGTCAGACGCTAAAGCAAACAAAAAAGTGCAAACTAATCGGTTTGCAGATACGGTGAAGTTCGAGTTAGAGAAATTGAAACCTTTAGCAGATAATATGCAACAAGGTAACGGTTCTACTCAAGAAGAACCCGAAACATCGTAGAAAGGAAAATCATGGAAGATTATATAGCTGAAGCAAATACTAGCGAAGATGTTATTGATAACGTAGTCGCTGGGACTGAGGAAACTAATCCTTTTGCTGAGGATAATAGTGCATTTACCGAGCAAGGATACGAAGGTGTCCCTCAACCTGAGATGCAATCTGAGACTTCACCAGTAGATTGGGAATCTGAGAGTAAAAAGTGGCAATCATTATATGATAAGTCACAGACGAATATGACGAAACTTGAAGATGCCCTAGGAGCTGCGGTGGAGATGCAACAGAACGCTCAGGGAGTAACTGTTAATCAGCAGAAAGAACAAGTACCACAAGTATCTGAGGAAGAATTTAATCCTTGGGATGCCTATTACAAGCCGGATTCACCGTCTTATCAAATGAGAGTTTCTCAGGAGAATCAGTCGGTGTCACGTGCTATTGAGGGTCATATGTCTCAAATGAATGAGAATATTGCCTTGAATAACACAATTAACGAGTTGAAAAACGTGCATAAGATGCCCGATGATGATGTTAAACAATTTTTAGAGTTTGTTACTCAACCAAAAGAAAATGTTGGTTTAGACAATCTTGTAAAACTTTGGCAAGATGTCAACGGTAAAAAAGCATCTCAAGGCGTTTACGACTCACTTGAAGCGGTAAGAGCTTCCAAGAAAGCACCTGTAAGTCCTGGAGCGATACAAGGGCAAGACCCTCGTACTCGACCTAAGAATGACGAAGATTCAGCTTGGGATGGGATTATGGGAGCGAATGTTCATGGAAGATTACCGTAAATCTTAAACAACAAAGGAGTGTAAAATGGCAATTACTCAAGGTGGAGTAAAAACTACAGATGTCGTCCAAGCTTCGTCAAATAGTCACGCAAGTGCTCATGGTACTACGCCTGACGTTAGACGGTTATATAACTTTGGAGACAGAGTAGCAGACCTCTCACCAGAAGAATCGCCCTTTTTCGTATACTTAAGCAAAGTAAGTAAAGTACCTACTGATGATTCAGTATTTCGTTACTTGGAAGACCGCTCTAAGATTGATTGGACTAGCAGAGATTTTCTAATCAGTA